GGGACGCATACTCGATCGAGACCTCAACGCTCCCGCTCGGCGTCGAAAAGGTCACGATGTTCTCACCAGGCTGCAACTGCCAGAACGTCGAGTCTGACGACAGGTACTGCATGGCGTTGGTCTGGGTGCCGTTGCTGGCCTGGATCCGGCAGAGCAGGTTGCCGTAGGCGGTGTCGATGAGGATCGTCTGTCCCTCCAGGACGTCCAGCGTCAGGGCGATCTGCTCCCCCGTCGTCAGGTTCTCCACGACTGGATTGAGGGCAGGCCCGGGGATCTCGATCCGGATCGGGGCGGCGATATCGCCCTCGTTGATGATGACCCTCGTCGATCCCTGGACTGCGAACGTGGCAGGGAACGAGATCGGAAAGGTCGCCCCGCCGGTCAGCCCGGCGAGGGGCAGCGCGGTCGCTTCGGCGTCGAACCAGCACGGGTCCGGGGCCTGCAGGTCCACGATCACCTGCTGCCAGGTCCGGCCCTGCGATCTGCGCCCGGGGAGGAATACCGGGGAGCCCCCAAGCGCCACGCACCGGAGCGCATACTGCGACCCGTCCTCCTGCGTCCAGACCAGGGTGCCGAGCCCGTTTCGCGGATTGAACGCGGCCGCGACCCGCCGGCGTTTCTGCTCGACCCCTGCCCGGTCGGGTGCCAGGATCAAGAACCGGATCATCAGCGTGCGGGGCGACAACCGGACCTGCTGTAACGTCGTGCCGTCCTGATACGCCCCTCGCCGAGTCTGGATCTCGTTGTCGGTTCCGCCGAACCCGTCGGACGAGAGGTAGCGGAACATCGGCTCAGGAGCGGCCTGTGACGGGTCTGCGATCACCAGCGTGTCACCGTTCGCGGCGTGCCAGGTCAGGTGCATCAGAGCACCACCTGCGTCCCGATGTTCCGGAGGGTGCGTTTCGTCGTGTTCATCATCGTGCTCGCGTCAGCGGCCGGGGAGTTGACGTTAAGGTTCTCGATGTACACCCCCGCGGCCGCCGTCTGCCGCCGCTCCTGTTCAGGGGTGAGCGGGGGTTCGCTTGATGGCGGCGTTGCGGCGACGACTGGTGAGGCCCCTGCCCCCCCTGCGACTGCGGCGGTCGACTGTGTCGCGGTCGCGAACGCCGGCGACGAGTAGGTAGGGACCTGGATCTGGATTTTCGGGATCTCCGGCAGGCCCCCGATCGGGTGGCCGTCCTCGTCGTATTCGACGTGGTAGGTGCGGGCGATCGCCGGGTTGTTGTTGACGAACTCCACATACTCTTTCCAGTTCGCCGATTTGACGTCGAGCGCTTCGTTCTCGATCTGAGACATCAGGTTCTCGTGCGCGATCTGTGCCTGCTCGCGATTTTCGTGGGCGACGTCGAGTTTCTCCTGCTCCTCTTCGAGCATCCGGCTGATCTCATCGAGCCGCGCCTGTGCGCTGGAGACGCTCTCCCCGTTCAGGGCCTGCTCAACCTCAACCCGCTCCTGCTGTGCGTCGCTTGCCGCTTTGAGCGCGTCCTGATACCGATCCTGCGCCTCGGCAACGTCAAGCACCGCCTCACGTTCGCGGAGGAGGAGGTCTTCGAGTTCCCGCTTCGCGTCCGCGTCTCCCTGTCCGGCCTCCGCCTTCTTCTTCTTGATCTCTTCCTGGAGGTCTGCGAGGTCGCGCTCCGCCCGGATGCGCCGGATGTCTGCCCGCTCGACTTCCCGCTCGGCGTCCTCGATCTCCTTGTCGATCCCGAGCGCTTTGTCGATCGTTTCTTTCAGTTCGTTGTACTCTTTTTGCAGGTCGGAGACGGCCCGCTGATGTGCGGAGACGGCTTTCGACGCCTGCTCATATGCCGTCTTCGCCCCGTCCGCGAGCCGGCGAGTCTGGAGTTCGGTATCCCGAATAGCCTGCGCCGCCCGGTTCTCCGCGAGCCTCTGTTGCTCGGCAGCGATCGCGGCGTCCTTCTGCGCCTGCGTCATCTTACCGAGGGCGACCGTCCCGTCCTCGATCGCGTCGGTCGCATCCCCAAACTCCCGTGTCAGGTCGCCGGTCGCGAGCTTGTGCCAGCCGGTCGCCTGTGTAGCCTGCCTGGTCGCGATCGTGCCCCGGTCGACGACGACGTTCTGCGCCTTGATTGCCTCGATGTTGGCGAGGATCTCCTGCTCCTGCTCTTTGAGCGTCTCGATCTCGTCCTCGATCTCTTCGGTCGTCTTGCCAGTGAGATCCGCTGTTTCCCGGAGCACGGCGTTATACTCTTCCTGCGCGTCTTTCGCGTCGTTTGTGCTCGCGATCAGCGGGAGGAGCACGGCGCCGAGGGTGGTAACGCCGATGATGGCGAGCCCGATCGGGTTTGCGGCGATCGCGGCGCTGAACCCTCTCGTCGCGATCGTGGCGGCGATCGTCGAGGCTTGATACGTGCGGTAGAGAGAGATCAGTTGCCCGACCGAACCGGCGAGGGTGCCGAGCCCCCAGATGACCGGACCGGTTGCAGCGGCGAGGAGTCCGGTGGTGACGATGACGCGCTGGGTGCCTTCATCCAGGTTCGAGAGCCAGTTGGCAAGGCTCGTCGCACCCTCGATCGCGGGCATCAGCGCGTCGGCGATCAGGTCGCCGAATGTGATGCTGAGCGTCTCGATAGCGCCCTCCAGTTCGCGGAGGGATCCACCGACGCCGCCCTCCATCGTCTCGGCCATCCGCTGCGCGGCACCGTCGCAATCTTCCAGGGCCTGGGTATAGTCCCGGATGCCATCGCCCCCGGACCGGATCAGGGTGAGCATCGCCGGACCTGCCCGGTCGCCGAAGAGCGTCATAGCGTCGCCGGTGGAGAGACCTGCAGCACCGAGGGTATCGATGATCTCGGCGAGGCTGTGCACCTGCGGGTCGACGTCGGCCGCGGTTAGGCCGTAGGTGGCGAGGATATCGGTGGCCTGTTTCGTCGGGGATAGGAGGGATGTCAACGCGCCCCGGAGCGCCGTGCCAGCCATCGTGCCCTGGATACCGGCATCACTCATTATCTGGATTGCAGCGGTCGTCTCCTCGATAGAGAGCCCGGCAGACGACGCGACCGGCCCGACGTAGGCCATCGCGTGCCCGAGTTGTTCGACGGACGTGTTGCTGCTCGATGCCGCCTCGGCGAGGACGTCGGAGACGTGGGCGAGGTCTGAAATCTCCAGGTTGAAACCCGAGAGGACGTTGGTCGCGATGTCGGCCGCGGTCCCGAGATCCATCGCTCCGGCAGACGCGAGGCTGAGCATCTGTGGCGTGGCCTCAAGGATCTCGTTGGTGTCGAGCCCGGCCATACCGAGATACCGCATCGCTTCGGCAGACTCGGATGCCGACCACGCGGTCGACGCGCCGAGGTCAATCGCCTGCTGCCGGAGCCGGTCAAACTGATCTCCAGTCGCCCCGGTGACTGCCGCGACCTGCCGCATCGAATCGTCGAAGTCCGTCGCGGTCTTGAGCATCAGCCCCCCCGCGAGCACGAGCGGAGCGGTCACCTTCAGCGAGAGGTCGGAGCCGACGCTCGTCAGGGATTTGCCGATGCTCTTGAGGTCGCCCTCAAACCCTTCGGTCTGCTTCTTCGCTTCCTCGTAGGCTCGCGTCAGGCCGGCAATGTCGCCGACTATCTCGACGACGAGTTTTCCCGCTACGGTTTCACCGACCATTGACTGTCCTCCGAACTCCGATTATTTCGATTGCCGCTGCATCGGGCGCGTCCTCATCCCTCAGGAAGGCGGCAGGCGCCGGCGTGGAGACGGGGCGCCTCACTATCTCCCGCTCCTCGGCGTAGGCATCGTACATCAGCACCTGCGGCCACGACAGGCGATCGAGGCAGTAGTCCGGCGTCCACCCGTAGACCCGACAGAGACGGGCGACAATCCGGCCCGCCTCGATTACCGGTTTTTTTCCGGGTCCTCCTTGCCGCCGCCCCACCGCCGGAACGTCTGCGCCAGGATGACCTGGGTCAGTCCCGCGAGCTGCGGCCGGGTGAGTTTGGTCTCCAGCCACTCGGCGGTGATCCGGGGGTTGGACTGCCGGCAGATGGCCGCGATCGCCGGGATCATTTCCGCGTCGGGGATCTTATCCCATCCGCCGTGCCGCTGTGTCGCTTCCGTCAGGAGGAGCGTCCCCCGGGCCGGCACGACGGTGAGATCGATCTCCTCGATCTCGTCGCCGTTCCCGATCCGGACGATCACCTGCTCGGGGGAGATGGTGGAGAGGTCGTGAATCACGACCATGCCTACACCGCCTGTTCGTCGTAGATCTGGATGACGTTCTCGTCGTCGTCGAGCGCCGGATCGGGCCGGGCCGTCAAGGTGATCGGGATGCCAGCCGGTTCGCCGCCGCTGTCTGCCGTGAACGTGTGCTCGAAGTTGCTCGTCAGCCGCGCCTTGAACAGCCGATACCGATACTTCTTGCCGGCGGCGTTGGTGTTCGTCATCTGCACGCTGACGTACTTCGGCGTGAGTCCCTTGCCCCCGAGCGTGATCGACTTCGACGCAATCGGAGTGTAGCCGTAGGTGATCGTCAGAACCTGGGCGGTCGTGGTGACCGTATCCGAGTCGAGCACGACGATCCCGGTGACACCCTTCTCGTCGGCGATGACGTAGAAGTCCACATTCACAGTGAGCGCCCCGTCCTCCGAACCGGCTACGGACGTGATGCTGGCACTCGGCTGGTCGGTGACCGGGATAAA